GGGCTCCGGGCCCAGCGTGATCTGCGTGTCCCGGTCTAGCGTGGCCGGGTGGAAGGCGTCGATGAAGCGGTCGTAGGCCGTTGCCATCGCCTCCTCGAAGTTCTCCGCGGTCACTGCTCCACCTCCGCCACCGGTCCGGCACTGAGACGGGCAGCCACGGCGCGGCGCACCGCAGCCTCCACGGCGCTGAGCTCGATGGCTCCGCCCTCGCTCAGTCCCACGTAGGGCACCCGGTTCGACACGTACACCGGACCCTGGTCAGTGGAGTAGCCCGCCAGTGCGCGGATGGCCTGCGCGTCAGTGGTGCCGCCCCCGCGCTTGCCCTTCGAGCCCACCGGCTGCGTGGGTGGGCTGCCCACGGTGCACTGCCAGTTGGCGCGGGCGTAGCCTGTCACGACGCGGGTCGCGCGGACCAGCTCGGAGCGCACCTCGAGCGCCAGCGCGATGACCTGCTGGCCCTTGAAGGTCTCCAGCTCCGCCATCACCGCGGCGACGGTCTTCTTGGCCGCCATGGTGGCGGCCCCCTCAGCTCCGGGCCTGCCGCCCCTTGCGGCCCTTCTCGACCAGCACCTCGCCACCGCCCAGGACAGCCTCGCGGGCCTCGGCTGCGGCCGCCTCCGCGCGCTCGCGCAGCTCGCGGTCCGCCCGCTTCTGCGCGGCCCGCGCGTTGCGCCGCTTCTCGCGGTCGCTCGGCTCCCCGAAGTCGATGAGGTGGGCGCGCCACTGCCGGGCGAGCGCCAGCTCCTCGATCCCCTCGGGGTAGCGGTCCCCGGGCAGGTACCTCCGCCCGCGGAAGTAGTGCTCCGCGCGGGCGTAGGCTCCAGCAGCCGGGTTGAAGTGCGGACGAGCCACAGGGCGGTGTCAGGCCTCTCTCCCGGCTACGCCGGGGTGGTGAGCATGTCGTGGAACCAGACGCAGAGGTCGGCGGCGACGACCTTCATGTCGTACGCCTGCTCGATCTCGTAGAAGTCCGCCATGGTGGGGACGTCCTGCCAGCGCCGCATGCGGGCGCCGGCCGGGCTGTAGCCGGTCCAGTCGAACTGGTACATCGCGCTCGGGGTGAGCACGCCGGGGCTGGACGGCACGTGGGCCAGGAGCAGCGAGTCCTGCTCCGAGATGAAGTCGTAGGTCGAGGCCGCCTCGGTCGGGGTCTCGGCGCTGGTGGTCTTGATGACCCGGGCCACGCGGACCTCGTCCAGCTCGAGCAGGGCCGCGATGTTGGCCAGGGTGACCTGGGCGGGTCCGCCCGGGGTCTGGCCGCTGTTCACCCGGTTGATCACGTTCGGGTGGTTCTTCATCGTGCGCCACAGCTCGTCGCCGATGAGCATCTTGTTGGGCCGGTACGACGGGCCCACGAGCTTGATCTGGGCGTGGATGGCCGCGTCCAGCTGGTCGATGGGCTGCGCGTCGGTGTCCTTCCAGGTCAGGACCTCGTCGGCCGCGTCCGGGGTGGTGTCGGCCCCGGTGTACTGGGTGGTCCAGACGCCGTCCTTGAAGAAGGTCGACATGAACTGGACCTCGCGGTTCAGCAGCGCCTTCTGGGCGCACAGCGCCGCGGCCTGCCGGTCGAGGTCGATGGTGCGGGTGTTGGCGCGCAGCTGCGGCCCGACCTTGGTGTGCCACGCCCAGACCTCGCACAGGAAGTCCAGGTAGGTGATCCCGTAGCCGCCGCCGGCCGACACGGCGCCGTCCGCCCGCTTCTCCATGTCGTCCCGGTACCACCAGCCACGCGGGAAGTTCGGGAACTTCCCGGAGACCTGGTCCACCGGCACGTGCGGACAGAAGGCGCTGGCGACGAAGTCGCTCTCGGCCTGCAGGAACCCGACCGACAGGTTGGTCAGCTCCGGCTCGACGTAGGCGTCGCGCATGTCCGGGAGCCCCTTGCGGATCATCTGGCCTCTGGTGTCGAGCATCGTTGTCGGTCTCCTGTGAGAGGGTGCGGTGCGTCGGTCGGTTGCGGAGACGGGGGCCGGTCACCCGGCCCCCGCAGGGTTGCTAGCTGATGGTGGCGCTGACCAGGGTGAGGGCGACCCAGCGGTTGCCGTCCCACTCGATGAAGGCCTGGTCCGCCGCGGCGTTGAGGTTGATGTCGGTGCCGTCTCCCGAGCCGTCCTCGTCGTAGAAGATGCCGGAGATGGTGCCCACGGGGGTGGCAGCCGCCGACGCCACCGCGATCTGCTTGCGCTGGCCGATGAAGATGCCGTCACCCAGCACCCAGTCGTTGGTGCCGCTGATGGCGACCACGTGGACCTCCACCAGCGGGCGGAGGGTGGAGGCCGCGGCCGGCGCGTCGGTGCCGGCGGTCTTGCCGCCGATGCACTTCCATCCGGTGGCGGTCCACATCAGGAGGACCTCCTGACCGGGCGCCGTGAACACGTAGGTGGCCGGGGCACCCGCGAACACGGTGGCCGGGGTGACGGTCCCCACCGGGGTGTTGACCGCCGCGATGCAGCGGATGCGCTTGGTCTGGCCGACGTACTTGCCGTCCGCCAGGGTGAAGGCGTCGGTGCCGTCGACCGACAGCTCGGTGATCTCGGTGGTGACCGACAGGGCGCCCGGCGCGGTCACCGAGTCGAACCCGGTGACGGCCACGGTGCCGGCCGCGTTGGCCAGCAGCAGGAGACAGAACATGTCCCCGTCGGCCGCGGCAGCGGTCACCGCGACGCCGACCCCCGAGCCAGCCGCGATGTCGGAGGCCGAGGCCAGGACGAACTTGCCGGCCGAGTCGACCTTCACGATGTCGCCCGCGGAGAGTACGCCACCGGCGACGGCCGGCTGGGTGCCCAGGACGCCGACCAGACCGGCCTCGTCCGCCGCCTCCGGCTTGTTCAGCAGGATGCCGAGGATGCGGCCACCCGCGGTGGGCAGGGCCAGCTTGCCGGAGCTGATCACGACGGCGCGGTAGATGCTGGCCGACAGGTCCGAGCCCGCGGGGTGCGAGATCGGGGGAGCGAGTACGGGTACGTTTGCGCCCATCGTCTAGGTCTCCTGGTTGCGGTGCTCGGTCAGTTCCAGCTCGTAGTGGTGGTGGTTCTCAGGCGCGGGCCGTGGTCGGCGGTCGGCTGGCGTCGCGCTCGGCGCGGACGGCCTCGTACAGGTCGCGGGCCTCCTGACTCTTGCTGGTCAGGTCGACCAGGGCCGCGGCCTCGGACATGCTCTTCTCGCCCGCGTGCTTCACGACCATGGCGTGGAGCTTGGTGGCGGCGCTGTCGTCGGTCATGTTGGGGGCCGGGCCGCCCAGGGCCTTGGCCAGCTCGGCGCAGGCGAAGCTGGCTCCGCGCAGCGCCTCGTGGGCCGCCTTGCGGGTGGCCTCGTCGGCGATGCCGTCGACGGCGCGCAGGATGGCGGAGCGCACGGGCAGGGTGCCCTTCAGCGCGGGGATCTCCTCGCTGGCGCGCTTCTCCAGGCGGGCCTGGGCCGCCTCGCGCCGGTCGTGGTCCCGGTCCTTGGCCATCTGGACCAGGCGCGGGTCGTCCGACTTGCGGAACACCTCGCCGCTGTCGCTGCGGTAGGCGACCTGGTCCGGGTCGTGGAGCTTGGTGACCTGCTCGAGCTGGGCGCGCAGGCCGTCGCGCTCGGCGGTGAGGGTCTCGACCGACTTGGAGAGGCGCTTGTTCTCCGACGCCATCTCCTCGTCCTCCTCCTCGTCGTCTTCCTCCGGCGGGAACTCCGACTTCATCGCGGCGATCAGGGCGGCGCGGAGGGTGGGGTCCTGCTTGAGGGCGGAGATGATGGTGGCCTGGTCGAGCTTCACGGTGTTCTCCTGCTGGTTGTCCGTCTTCACGGTCTCGCGCTCGCCGATGCCGGCGATGCTGAAGCCGGTGAACTCGCCCGACTTGAACTTGGCGAGCACCTCGGGCGACGGGCGCACGGCGATCATCAGTCCGTAGGTGTCGGTCTGGACGCCGAACGCCTTGGCGACCTCTGGGGTCATCGGCATCGCGAACACGACCTCGCCGTCCTTGCGGTAGTCGTGCATCGCGTCCTGAGCACGCGACCGAGACATGAACTCGGCCGCGGCAGCCATCATCGACTGCGCGTCGATGTGGTCCCCCTGCAGGTCGAAGTAGTCCTCGCCCTTGCGGGCGTTGACCATGGCCCAGCCGAACACCAGCCCCAGCTCGTCGCTGACCTTCACGGCCGGAACGAACTTGGAGACGATGTCCAGCTGCTTGCTGCCCTTGATCAGCACCACGACCGCCGGCTCCTGGGCTGGCTTGTCGACGGCGCTGATGAAGTTCAGCTGCTTCAGCCGGAGGAGGAACTGCCTGGTGGCGTCGGAGGGCATCCGTGCGACTCTTGCACTAGGACACCTATCCCAACGCGATCGGTCCGGCAACGGCGATCTGCGAGGAATTTTGTCGTGCCGCTCAGCGCGACGCTGTTGCCTTAGTGACTATCACACTGCGGTGGACAGGACTATCGGGCTCGTCGCTCGGCGATGCGCCGCATCAGCTCGGACGGGTCGTCCTGGAGCATAAGGATGGCCTGCGCCCGCTCTGGTGTCAGCTCACCGCGCGACCGCAGCCGCTCGTACAGCTCGAGTGCGGCGTCCGCGTCGTTGCGGGGCAGGTCCTCCACGTGCCTGTACTTTGTCATATCTTCGCGTCCTGAACGAACCGCTTCAGGTTCTCCCGCTCACTGTCCGTCAGAGGTGTACCACGCCGCGCCAGGGCAGCCGCCTCCACCTTCTCCAGGAAGCGCCTCACCGCTCCCTCCGCACCACCCAGGATGTGCCCCGCCTCCCGCTTGTGCAGCAGTGCCGCCTCCTCCAGGAGACCAGCAGCCTCTGCGCGAGTGACGTCCAGCGCGCGTCGAATGGCGTCGACGACGCCATCTATAGCTCGCTGATAGCTGCTCTGTCCCAGGGTGAGAAACTTGACGTTGTTCTTGAGCTTGGCGCCGTCGGCCAGCCACAGCTCTCCGAACTGGTCGCGCATGACCTTGCGCGCCAACACCTCCGTGGTGACCTCCTCGATCACAGCACCAGACCCCCAGTAGCTGTCAGCCGCACCGCGACCCACGCTGTGGACCTGCTCGTGGATGAACGTCTGGAAGCTGTCGGCCTCCCTGCTGAGCATCTCCCGATTCTCCTCGACCGCCTTCAGGAACTCGCGCGCCTGCTCGGCCACGTCTCGCCGTATGGTCATCACGCCAGTCCGTGGACTGTACATGCCGTATGCGTCCGGCATCACCTTGGTGGACTCCACCGTCAACGGGAAGGCGGAGGAGTTCGTCGGCTTGAACTGACTGGGCAACTGGTACCTGTCGTTGACCAGCTTGGACAGCTCCTGACGCACGTCGTAGTTCCACGGCGCGAACTTCTTGGCCAGGAGCGTGTCCAGGGAGTGACGCATCTTGCCAGCCTCGTCGCGCGTGAGCCCGACGGCAGCACTGACTGGGGCAGCGGGCGCGGGAGTGGGAGCAACCGGAACCGGCGCGGGGGGTGGTGGCGCCGGAGGCGGGGGTGCCACGGGTGGTGGCGCCAACCCGGTGCCGCGGCTGGAGGGCTCGAACCGCGTCGTCAGCACGCACCGACACTGCGCCGTCTCCTCGATCGGCGCCGACGGGTCGCCCGGGTACGCGAGCAGCGCGCCGCTGGGCGAGCGGAACGGCTGGCCCAGGGAGCGCGCCTGGTTGTGCATGGCGCGGTGCGTGTCGCGCGTCTCTCCGTCGATCGCCGCCACCCACACGCGCTCCAGCGACTGCGGTCGAATCTTGCCAGAGTCCGCCACCTGGCGGAACAGCTCGTCGGTGCCCGCGTGGACAGCGCGCAGCGCCTCCGTGCGGGCGATCACCTCGGAGCGATACGCGATGTAGCGCTCGCGGTACCGGCCCACCATGCGGTCGACCTGGTCCGCGCTGAGCGGGCGGTCTCCCGCGACCGCCCGGCCCACCGAGCCGTCGAAGCGCCGGTCGCGCAGCGCCCTGTTCAGCGCCTCCGGCGACCCCTGCTCCAGCAGCCGGCGGTAGTTGCGCACCGCCGCCTCCTGGGTCTGCGTGAGCCCGATGGAGTCTCGGAACCGACGCGCCTGCTGCAGCGGGTTCAGGCCCTCCTCGACCCCGCTCACCAGCGCCTGGCGGGTGGCTGCCTCCTGCTCGCGCGTGAGCCCCCCGACGATGCGCAGGTCGTTGTTCCGCATGGCGCGCACCGCTGCGTCGCTCTGTGGCTGGAAGCGCACCGCCACGCCCAGGCGGTCACTCACGAACGGGGCCGCTCGATCTCCAGCCGCGATGTAGGCGCGGTTCACCGCGTCGCTGAACACCGCCATCTCGCGGCGGACCACGGTCAGTGCCTCGTCGATGCGGCGCCCCGCCAGCATCTCCGCCAGCTCCCCCATTCGCCGCTCGTCCTGGATGGCCAGCAGCGAGCGGAGGAACTCCCGGCGCAGCTGCGGCTCCAGCTGGGCGAGCAGCTTGTCGAGGTTCCTCGACGAGTAGGAGTAGGCTGGCACCGGGCCCCTACTCCGGGCGGCACTGGCAGGTGTACGAGGCCCGCGCCGGGTCGGGCTGCACCCGGATGACGCGCCAGTTCCTGCCGCCGATGGTGATCAGGTCGTTGGCCTCCGGCACCACCCCTGCGGCGTGCAGTGGGGCGGCCAGGAGCAGGATGCTGGGCGCGTCGCGGTCACGGCGCATGGAGTCCCCGCTGCCCAGTAGGTTGGAGTCGCCCGCGCGGCGCACCTCGTCCAGCACGCCGCGGGTGACGTAGGCGGTGGGGGTACCGACCTTTCCGGCGGTCAGGTCGGCGGGGTTGCGGCTGGCGTAGCTGACCTTGGTGAGGGTGGCCTCGGGGATGGACCCCACCGGGATGGCGTCGGCCACCACAGCCTCCACGTCCACACCGAAGAGCTTGATCCCCATGATCTCCTAGAGCGGCTGGTTGCGGTCGTAGCGGTCGCACTCGTCCAGCTGGGCCTCCTCGTCGGTGCCGTATGCGCGCCCCGCGATGTAGCTGCCCGCACTGCCCAGCCACAGGCCCACCAGCTCGTGCACCACCTGCGGGAAGCGGGTGCCGTCCACCCCCTTGAAGAACGAGACTCCGACGCTGCCAGCCTGCACGGACGAGACGTTCGAGCCGGTGGCTGACGACTTGCCCAGGATCGACGGGTCCACCAGCAGCGCCAGGGCCAGCTCCTGGCAGGCCATCACCAGGGCCGCGGGCAGCGAGTCCGATGCCAGGTCCTCGCCCTCGACGTCCTCGAGGTCGGTGCGCGGCCAGCTGAGCGCGTTGGCCGCGTCCGTCTTGTCGCCCTGCCACCGCTGGCGGTCGAGGAAGAGGGTCGCGGTGCGCAGCGCCTTGGCCTTGTTGTCGGCGGTGGCGCTGGTCCAGGCAGACGCGTCCAGCCTGGCGGCGAAGTAGCTGTCCGCGCTGGCGACCGTGCTGAACGAGTCGTAGTCGACAGCGCTGATGGTGACCTCTGGATAGACGAACGCCATCTACTTCTCCTCCTCGTCGTCACCACCCTCGGCACTCGGCGGCTGTCCGCCGGGCTGGGGTGGCTGTCCAGGCTGGGGCGGTCCACCGGGCTGGCCCGGTGGCGGAGACGGCAGGAGCGGGTTGACGCCCGGGACTCCGAGTCCGGCGAGCGCTCCCGCCGTCAGCGGGTCGACCTCGGGGGCCGGCGGCAGGTCCATGCGCGTCCGGATGATGTCGATGGCGCGGTCGGTGGGGTCGAGCGCGGCGCGCGTCAGGGACTCGAGCACCCGCGCGTCCTTCTCGACGTCGGCGGGCCGCAGCATCTCGGTCTTCAGCCTCGGCTTCAGGTCCTCGTCCCACTGGTTCAGGCGCCACAGCACGTCGACGACGTCGCGCTGGTACACGTGGCGGACGTCGCGCAGCGCCGACTCCACGACCAGGGTCAGCTGCGTCGACTTGTCCTCGCTGAGGGCATACGAACCCGTCTCCTGCATCCCGATCAGCAGGCCCTCGACCCCGAGGATGAGCGCGATGTTCTTGATCTCGCGCTGGATGGCCACGTGGATGTACTGCTGGCTGTTGACCGCCGCCTGGATGAGGTCCAGCGCCCACTCGTAGGTGCCGCTCGGACTGGCCGAGTCGTCCTCGCTGCGGGCCACCGCGGAGTCCGTGAGCCACCCCGTCCTTGGGCTCCGCGTGTGGTTCTGGAGGATGTCGATCAGCGGCGCCAGCAGCGTGTCGATCCCGTCGTCGTCGATCTTGCCGGCGTCCTTGAGCTTCTGGAGCTTGGTGAGTGGCGCCCGACCGATGGGCACGCCCGCCAGGTCGCTCTCGAAGCCGAAGCCCTCCAGCTGCTGGTAGCGGCGCAGGATGCGCCACGACTCGACGGTCTGGCGGAACAGCCCGAACCCCTCCGGGCTGTCGCTGAGCGCGTCGTCGACCGCGTAGACCATCTTCACGCGCGGGAGGTAGACCTCCTCCATGGTCAGCGGTGGCCGCTGGATGCAGCCCAGCACGCGACCGTGGAGGTCGACGTCCCACCGCTCGATGGAGTGCTGCGGCCTCGGCGCGATCTCGTCGATCCACCAGTCGCCGTCCTTGAGCTTGTAGGTCGCCTCCTGGACGCTGAACCCGTAGAAGGGGAAGGTCAGAGTGCGGCGCACTGCTCGGCGCAGCGGGATCTGCATCTCGTCGAGCATCTCCTCCACCAGCTCCGCCTTCTCGCGCGCCTCGGGCGTGTCGTCGGCAGGCTCCGCGCGCCACGACGGTCGGGACCCGAGGTTGAGAAAGTAGCGCACGCCGGCTCCCACGATCGCGCAGTTGGCGACCATGTTGTCGAACGTGATGTATCGCTGCCTACCCGCGAGCGCCGGGTCCTTCTCACCGCTGGCCACCCAGCCCTGGTGCACCGCAGTGCCGGGCATGCCGACCACCTCGTCGGGACTGGCCTCGCGCCGGACCAGCGGCGACATCAGGAAGTTCAGGAACCTCCGGGCAGCGCCGGGCCTCGCCGGCTGGGAGGGGGAGAGCTTCACGAGCGCTGCCTGCCGGTTGGCCACGGCTAACCTATACGCCCGATCCCGCGCCTGCGGCAAGCAGCCTGGAGCAGGCCCCCCAAGCCGCCTCTCACTGCCGAGGCCTCGGCGTCGTCAGCCAGGCGACCGCCATGACCAGCACCCAGATCACCAGCCACTCCGGACTCATGGGCACCTCACGGGGCTACCCGCCCCCCGACGGCGTGATGGCCCGCGGGGCGAGGATGCCGGTGGGCACCGCGTCCTCGGACTTCCGGTTCAGGTGCGCGAACGCCCGGCTCAGCGCGTCCACCTGGTCGGACCAGCGCCCCGCCGGGAACGTGGTCACCTCCTCCAGGAACGCCTCGTTCCAGGGTCCCCGGACCAGGCGCACGTTGCCGGCCTCC